TGGACTAATTACAGCATTTGAAATAGCTCAGGCAGTTACTGATGAAAACATGACTACTGATGAAAAGATTATAGAAGGAACGAAAGCTGGAGGAGGAAGCATTGGTGGACTAATTACTGGTGCTATCACTGGTTTTGGAACTGGAGCGGCGCTTGGTGCCGCAGGGTTTAATCCATTTACAGTTGGTATCGGTGGTTTGATAGGTGCTTTTACAGGAGGTTATGCAGGATTTAAAGGTGGTGAAGCCATAGGCGAGAACATTGGCGAAAGTATTGTTGAGAATAGAAATAAGCCATTAGTAGAAAAAACCTTTGGTAGTAGAGATCAAGCTCAAGATGCAATTGATCAGACTGCAAATCCAGAAATGTATGAAATAGTTAGTGCACCAAGAAAGCCAGGTCAGAGAGGTCCAGGTAGATTTAAAGTTGCTGTTAAAAATTATGATGATTCGATACAAAGAATGGGAAGAGGAATAGGCGTAACGACTTCTGAACCAATTCTTTCCTATGATGATTCGATACAAAGAATGGGAAGAGGAATAGGCGTAACGACTTCTGAACCAATTCTTTCCAATGATCCACCTATTGTTGACACTAATGTTCCTAATCTTCCAGTTGTAGATACTTCACCTTTGTCTCCTATCAATATCACACCGAATGATGTTTTACCTACTATTAGAGATGTCACTCCTTTGAAACTAAATCCTAGAATTGGTATGGATGCTCCAGTAGTTGATCAAAGTATTCCTAGGAATCCTAATTTTAAACCTGAAGAAGTCGCAAAGAATCTTACAGTTGAAGAATCAACAGCTCTATATGAAAAGTTAAAAGCAGACAAAAGATATGAAGATGCAAAAGCACTACTAGACTATGATATGAGGATTGATGTATCAAGTGATGAAATAGACAAGTTACAAGAACTAATAGATCCAAGTAGACTAGTTTTACAAGGTGCTAAGATTGAAGGTGTTAAAACTGAGTCAAGTACATTAATTAATAAAGCCGGTGCAGGATCTGCCGTTGAAAATTACGGTTTATTTGAAACTGCAGCAGGTGTACGTAGTTCAAGCTTGAACTTAAATACTATCAATGATATGACATCTACAGATGCTCTTAAGATTATTGAAGAAAGAAACTTATTAGATGAGTTTAAATCTTTTGTAAGTGGTACAAAAAAGTTTGTTGATGGTTCATATGTTGGTCAAATGGATAGCTCTGGTAGGTTAATAATGACACCACACACTGGTTCTGACTTAATAGGATACAACACCGATACACAAAACTTTGGATTAAGAGGTGATACTACAACACTAAAAGAAGCTCAAGATCTAATACAAAAGATGGAGCAGAGTTCTTTAAGTCAAGAAATGATGAGTACACAGTCGGAGAATAATCAATTAGCATCCGCTGCGAATGCAGTAAACATGGCTGTAAACGCGCCTTCTAATAGTAATACTCAGAATATAAACAACTCAAACACAACGGTGCTAAGTGGAGGTTCCACCAGCACCGTTGATAATTATTCGAGAGTAGTCCCTCTTTAATCGTTAACTAAGTTTGCAAAGTAAGACATTGTATCGTCTTCTTTTTTAGCAGATGTTTGTTCTGCAGTTTCACTAAAATCAGGAATCTCATCATCCAATTCAGGAGCAGCTGCTTCTTTCATTGCTGGAGGAGGACTACTATTTCCTAGTTTAGTTTCTTCTCTCATAGTTGGAGCACCACCTAGAGCATCTTCTCCAAGAACACTGACAAGTTTATTCTTTAACTCATCATATGTTTTATAGTTTTTTGGATCGGTGAATTCTCCAATATCATGCATTTGATTGTAGATACCTTCAAGATAAGTATCATCATCAGATAATGGTTCTTGACTACCGAACTCTGATTTATCATAGTTACGATAACCTTCAACATCACGAATTTTTAGTTTAAAGTTTGCACCTTCCCAAAAATCAAATGGATTGAGTGGAGCTTCATCTTCAAACTCTGGTTGCATTGCATCCATAAGTTTATCAAAGATTTTTTTACCGTACTGATAAAGAAAGACTTTACCTTCGTTAGAAGGATTACCTGGATCTTGCACAACTAGAATATTAGATACGTAATGCATTCTTCGTTTTTGAGATCGAGCTTTTTCTTTATCAGACTCAATACCTGAATTCCATAAGCGACTATTCAATTCTCCAACAGGATCATTACCACCAATGGATGTTAGAGATTTCTCGATATACCATCTACCAGTAGGACCTTTAAAACCGTGATCCCAATACCTGTTCCATGGAAGATCGGATCCTTCATTAGCCGGAAGAAAACGAATAACAGCATAACCATTATTTGCTTTATCCACTGTAGGCTTCCACATCCTATCATCATTATAGTTTTTTTGTTGAGAGTTACCGCCTACTGCTTCGGCAGCTTGGACGAGTTTAGCGATGGAACCTTTGTTCCTTTTAAGATTTGCAAAAGACATATATTTCTCCTTGTATAACTGAAATGTTTTGCTGAATTATAATATTATTATACCACAGTATCACTGTAATGTAAACTTATTTATATAAAAAAGTTACTCAAAAGTTAATTCATTTCCTTTCGGCAAATAATTTAATTTCATTGCCTCGGCTTCAATCTTCTCTTTTATAACTGGTGATATGAACTTCTTCACATCTTCTGGATCAATACTTGTTTGATCACAGACTTCAACTACTGCATCGATGTAGCTGAGTTTTTTCTCTAATATTTGAGCCTCAATTAATTTAGTAAACCTAGATCGGTTCATAAATTCTGGTTTCTTTTCTGTCATTTATCGAATACCCTTAGTAAAATAGTTTCTTTGTTTATCCTACCATTAGCAGGATTTGTTTTAGTTGTTAGAGTACCCCACTCTTTATTGATTTGAGTAGGAGTCATCTTAAGAACTTTTTGTAAGAACTCATCTGGTTTTCTAAGTGATATAGTTCGTGACAGATCACTATCAAAATTCTTAATAGTACTACCACTAATCTCAAACCCTTTACCGTTACTAACAAGTTCTGTAAGCCTCTTATACTTTACATGGAAAGTATACAATCTATGATTTCCTACGATCTGTGTAGGGTTAATAGACGTAAGCTTATATTCAACAGAGTCTTTAGCGTACTGAATCCTAGAGACCTGTTTGAGAGCTGTTGGTGCTTTCTTGACACGCACTTTGCGCATTGCTTTTTTATTCTGCATGTATTTTTCAGCATCATCAACTATTTGTTTAATAAACTCCATGTACTGCTTTCTCTGCGGTACAGTCATGTAGCCATAGGCTTCAACTAGATCTGGAGTTTTATCTTCTACCAGTTCTCTAATCTCTTCGTATATAGGAGTATAGTAGTCATATACTGCCTTTGCCATAGAGTTAGGTGCAACTGCTAGTCTTAATTCATGAAAGACAGAATATTCCATTGCCTGTTCATGTGTTTTATTATGATAGTCGTCAAGTACTTCTTCAACGCCACCAATAAAATCTGAAGTTCTTTCAGCTATGATCTCAGTAGGATTTTTCTTTCTCCGAACAGGACCATTAGCTTGTTCTTTGGCTTTTTCTTTTCTCTTTCTTTCAGCCCATTCTTTTGCATCTTCAATGCAAGATGCTTTTACTCTTTCAGGATTCCAGTTATCAGGAAATGAATTACCCATTGTTTCCCAAGCAACAGTAGATGCAAGAATAGTTTTAGAACCATACCACCAGTCAGGAGTATCTGAAACTATTTTTAGATCAGGTTTATTAAGAGTCTTCTTAAAGAAATCTTTAATGATACCTGAGATTTCTTTCTTTTCAACTTCACACCTAACATAATCACTAAATGCAGAGAATGATTTAGTTGGAGCAGCAGCCATACCAGTCCTTGGTCGACTTCTAAATGCTTTCTTCTTTCTAGCCATTATCTATTTCCTCCTTTTCTTTCACCTTCAGATCCCGCATACATAGGGTTCTGTTCCATAATATCACCAGTTACAATGTATGATCGCTGATGTACATCTTCTGGAAATCTTTCAGCGATATCTTTCTTTTCTTCATCAAGAACTTTTTCATCCATCCATTCAAGAGAAACTGACTTGACTTGAAATTTTCCAGCTTCAAGATCTAAAGCTTTTTCCCAAGCTTCCTCATCATTGTGAGCACTGACATAAACTGGATCAACATACGTGTAAGTAGCTCTTGCTCTCATATGTACCTGATATAATTTCTTACCATTAAGTCCATCGACTTTTGGTG